TGGGGTTCCCCACCGGGTGGACAGACTTAAATGCCTAGGCAACGCCGTAGTCCCGGCGCAGTTTTACCCGATATTCCAGGCGATAGCTGATATTGAATCATTGCGATAAACCCGCCGGGGTAGCTGCCGGTAGGAGAGGATACCGGTATCCTACAGAAATGGAGGAAAAGATGAAAATTAACATTGTGCACAGCAAAGAGCTTGATAAATGGATAGCAGAACATCATTATTTGCACTCTGCGCCAGCAGGAGCAATAATCCGGATGGAAATCCAGGATGATACAAGTCAGCGTATTGGCGGAATGATGTGGGGCAGAAATCCCAGCCCAAAGCAGGATCAACGAAATGTATTGTGTCTAACGCGGATGTACTGCGTAGACGACACGGAGCCATATACGGAAAGCCGGGCGTTGGCAATGGCGAGAAAATATATCCGCAAGCATTATCCGCAAATCAAAGGGCTGGTTGCGTATTCGTCCACCGGCGCGGGACATGAGGGGACTATATATCAAGCGGACGGATGGTTTGAGGTGTCACGCACGTCCGGTGGAAAGGATTGCAGGGCCGGACGCAAAAATATTGACGTATCACCAAAAATCAAGTGGTGCAGGACACCGTAAATGGTGACCAGAAAGGACAAATCTATGAACGGATTAAAATACGACGACGGGAAGCCCAGACTTGACCTGGTGCCGCTTTGGCTGCGCTGACGTGAAAGGAGACGGACGAAGATGACGATTGAAGAAGCGACGAACGTCACGATTGAAGACGCTATTAAGTGTTTCGAGCATACAATTTTCCCACAGGATTTCAGCCCTCCTACGTTGAGGGCGAAAGCTATTAACGAATTAGTACTTGCCACCCTACGCGCCCAACAGCAAAGTAATGGTCCTCTGACGGCGGAGGAACTGCGTAAGATGGACGGGGAGCCGGTGTGGTGCGTTGACGGCCTCGGGAATGAGAACTGGTGCCTAGTTAGTGTTTGGTCAAACCGAGAAGAAAAAGCACAGGGTGCCGATTGCGTAGACAAAAACGACGGGTTATGGGATGCGACATACTACGGTATGCAAGGAAACGGCGAACACGGGTTGCACGCAGTGGGATGGCTTGCCTACAGGCGGAAACCGGAGGTGCAGGATGGAACTTAACCACGTCACATGCATCAGCCCATACGAAGCCCGCAAAATCATAGCCTTACGTGGCCGTAAAGGGCTGTTTTGGACGCTAGAAAACGGGCGGTATATCGGGATAGACAACCGGGACGGAAACGCCTGGACGGAAGAATTCGACACGCGGGAAGCGTGCGAGAGGTGGCTGAGGAGGGAAACGGATGGATAGGCCGGCCAACAGAAATGCAACCAGAATAATCAGCAGGTGGATATTAGATATAAAATATCCAAAAGGTATATACAGGGTCGTTCCATTTACCGCCAAAAAACGCGAAGAGTATTTAGCTTTAATCTGCGCGAAAAGAGCACTAAAAGAACTTGAACAGAGAGATACAGGGTGTGCATATTGTGTTAACCACAGAATAGACACGGTGCGCATGGAATTGGTACACGTTGGGGCGGATAAGACTGCGGATGGAATCAACCCCGTCAGGACTCCTGCTTTTTGCCCAATATGCGGCAGACGGTTGAGGGACGGTGAAAATCGATAATGCCTGAATGGATAAGCGTCAAGGATAGGCCGCCTGAGCCTAATTTGCCTGTGATTACATACGGCAGAAAAGGCAGCGTTGGCATAGGCTATGTTACGGACAGCTCTGTAGCTGGGTACAAACGCAGCAATAAACTATATTTTTACGCGAGATATGGGGATAATCTACCCACACACTGGATGCCACTGCCGGAGCCACCAAAGGAGGACATTGGAGAATGATTCACGAGTTAAAAATACGCCCGGAGTTTTTCGAAGCTTGCACATCCGGCAATAAAACATTCGAGGTTAGACAATTTGACCGTCCTTTCGAAATTGGCGATTATCTGGCACTGAACGAATGGAACGGAGAGATTTATACAGGGCGATGCGCATTGTTCAATATTACATACATTTTGTCAGATACGGAATACTGCAAGCCTGGCTATGCAATCCTATCCATCGCGCCTTGTGCAATAAGCCGGGCTGGCCGCACGATACCGGTATACATCAGGGCGGCCACGCAATGAAAAATGTGATTTTTAGGGGGTGCGGATGTGGTCAAAGCGTTGGTTGACTGTCTGTGCTTGCTCGGCTGTACGGTATGCATCGGGCTATGTATTATGATTGTCGGGGTAATAATCAGCATGTTCCGGCGGAAATGACGGGGGTATAAAAATGGACGGAGCAATCATCATCATATGGGTTTTGTCGTTGGCCTGTACCGCGGTGGCCGGCTTTGTCGTTGGGGATACCATCGGAGAAAAACCGGCCGCAAAAGCCGAGGAGCGGGCTATCGAGGCGGAGATGCGGGCCGCCGAAGCGAAGATGCGGGCCATCGAAGCAGAGGAGCGGGCCATCGAAGCAGAGAGGCGGGCCACAGAAGCGGAGGAGCGGGCCACAGAAGCGGAGGAGCAAGAAGCCGAACGGATAAACTGTGAAACGTGCAGGGGCGGATTTGGGAATTGCATGGTGTGTACCATGGAAGGATATTTTACCGGATGGGCGCCGGCAGTAAAAACCAGGCGGGAGGAAGACAATGCCAAATAAGCGCGATCTTCGGCTGGATAAGTACGACATAGGGGTATACGCCTACCGGGAACTGAACAACTTCTGCAAGCAGTACCAGGAGAAGAAACGGAAGTTGCAGGATCTAGAGTGCGCATACAGCGCCCCGCGGTTTGACAAAGCACCAGGAGCGGGCTGCTACGACGACGACCAGACGACCAGGGCCGCAGTGCGGGCGGCAATGATTTCCCGCGACCTGGAGATGGTGGAGCAGTCCGCCATGGAGGCAGCCCCAGAAGAATATGCACTGTTTCTCCAAGCGATGGTGGAAGACCACACCTGGAATTATATGCGAGAAATCAAAGAGATGAGGATGGGAGAGAACGATTTCAGGTGGCGCCGGCGGCTTTTTTACTTTTTGCTGGCAAAACGGAAATATATCGTCTGAAAATTTTACGTGTCCAGCCGTACATAGGACACGAAATCCTGGTATGCTGATATTGATAAAAAGCGCCCCGAAGGGAACACCACCCTCCGGCGGCGCTTTTTTGCATGTAAAAGAGAACGGCCGGAGGATATTTTGCCAAAGAAGGGAGCGGGCGGCATGGAACAGCCGAAGAAGCTGAAAGCAAAAGAAGAAAGGTTTTGCCAGGAGTACATCGTAGACTACAACGGCACCCAGGCCGCCATACGAGCGGGGTACGCCGAAAGTTCCGCGCGATCGATGGCAAGCAAGCTGTTGACAAATCACAACATCGCCGCGCGCGTGCGTTTATTACAAAAAGAGCAGGCAGAAAGGCTGCAACTTTCCGCTGATGTGGTGCTGGTAAAGCTATTTGAAACGCTGTCTATGTGTATGCAGGCCGTCCCCGTCATGATTTGGGATCCTGTAGAAAGAAAAATGGTGGAGAGCGGTCAATATTCTTTCGACAGCAAAGGCGCAACCAAATGCCTGGAGCTTATCGGCAAGCACTTGGGCATGTTCACTGACCGGGTGCAGGTGTCCGGCAGTGTGAACGCCGGCCTGGAGCGGCTGGACAGCGTCATGCAGCAGCTGCGTGGCGGTGGTGACGGTGGCTGATCTCCTGCTGTCAGAAAAGTATAAGGCATTTCTGCGGTGCGATGCGCCGGTGGAATTCTTGGAAGGCACCACAGCGGCAGGAAAAACCACCGTGGGGCTGTTTAAGTTTATGCTCAGGGTGGCCGAAAGCTCGAAGAAAATCCATATCCTATCCGGCCTTGACCTGGGAACAATCGAAAAGAACATCATCCAAAAAGAATTGGGAATCCTGGACGACTTCGGCCCGCTGGCGGAATACAACGCATCGGGCCGCGGGGGGAATTCCATGCCGCACATCCTGTTTCACACAGGTAGCGGAGACAAGGTGATATACGTCCTTGGATATGACAATAAAGCCCGCTGGAAAAAGGCGCTTGGTGGTCAGTATGGGTGCTTATACATCGACGAAATAAACATCGCAGACATGGAATTTGTGCGTGAGGCGGCCATGCGCTGCGATTACCTGCTGGCCACACTAAACCCGGACAGCCCAAATCTGCCGGTGTACGCCGAGTATATCAACAAATCCAGACCACTGCCGGAATGGGAGCGGGATACCCCGCGGGAAATCGCGGATATGATGCGGGAGCCGCCGGTGCCGGGCTGGGTGTACTGGTTTTTCTCTTTTGACCACAACGCAGGCCTGTCAGAGGCCAAAAAAGCGCAGATAATCCGCAATGTGCCCAAGGGCACGAAGCTGTATAAAAACAAGATTTTGGGCCTGAGAGGACGCGCAACCGGCCTTGTATTTAACCTTGAGCCGCGGCACATCATCACGGCGGCGAAGGCCGCGGAATACGATTTTATCCAGCTGTCCATCGGGGTGGATACGTCATACTCACAGTCGTCCCCGGATACCTTTGCGTTTGTGCTGTCAGGGATCACCACCTGCCGCAAAAAGATAACTCTGGCGGCCGAGGCACACAACAACCGGGATAGGGTCAATCCTTTGACGCCCAGCGACATCCCACCGCTGGTCATCGCTTTCGCGGAGCGCAACCGGGAAATCTGGGGGTTTGCCCGTAACATCTATATCGATTCCGCCGACCAGGCCACGCTGCTGGAATGCAAAAAGTACGCCCACCAAAATGGGTGCATTTACACCTTTCAGCCAGCCTGGAAAAAGACCAAAAACATTGACCGTATCAACCTGCAATGTGGTTGGATGGCCCATGGCGATTTTCTTTTTGTAGAGGGTACCTGCAAGCCGGAACTGGAAGAAATGGCCCTGTATAGCTGGCGGGAAGACAAGGACAACGAACCGGAAGACGGGAACGACCACTGCATCAATGCCGATCAATACAGCTGGTTACCGTACAAAGATCGCATAGGGGGCAAAGCATGAAACTGTCCGAAAGGGTGAAAACCAAAATGCAGAAATGGCTGGAAGTGCGGCCGGCGTCTGAGATTGGCGGTATCGTCATCCGAGAGCCGTACAGCTTTGAAACCGATGCGATCCGCAATCGAATATGGTATCGCGGCGACGCGGACGAGCTTAAGCAGCTTTACGCGCAAATCCCAGGAACGGACGCCGGGTGCAGCCGTTTTTGGGCCGCCGTGCCGACCGGAGATACTGTGCGCAAGATGCACACCGGGCTACCTGGGATTATCGTGGACGTTCTGGCCGGTGTCGTCGTGGGCGATTACGACGGCATGGAGTTCCTGGACGATAACGGAGACGATGACAAATCGCTGAATGACCGTTGGAAGGAAGTACAGGAGGCCATATCGTTTCCGGGCGTCCTGGAGCAGGCGCTGGTTGACATGCTGGTGACGGGCGGCGGGGCGTTCCGGGTGTCGTGGGATAGGCGGATTTCTGCGTATCCGTCGCTGGAGTTTTACGGCGAAGACCGGTCGAAATGCCACACCCGGAGCGGATTTGTCACGGGGGTGTCCTTTTTTACGGATTATTGGCAAGGAAATGACCGGTATCAGCTGGAGGAATTGCGGGAACCTGGATGGATCCGGTACATCCTGCGGGACGCCGGCGGGAAGCCTGTAGACCTAAAGACAGTCCCGGAACTGGCCGGATTAAAGGATACACCGGTGCCGGCCGGCATCGTGACCGCTATCCCGTTCCAGGTGTGGAAAAGTTCAAAGTGGGACGGCCGCGGCCGGTCTATATATGCCAGCAAAACGGATGATTTCGACGCGCTGGACGAGATCGCGTCCCAATGGCTGGATGCTGTACGACAAGGGCGGGTGCAGAAGTATATCCCGCAAGACATGATCCCGCATAATCCAAAAACCGGGGAATTAATGCAGGTTGACGCATTTGGAACAAATTTTGTCCAAGTGGAAAACCCCGTCGGGGAAACCGGAAGCAATAGCAAACGAATCGAAGTTGTGCAGCCGGACATCCGATATGAAGCCTATAAGGAATCCTACATATCTGCAATCGACCTGTGCCTACAGGGCATCCTATCCCCTGCCACCCTGGGAATCAATATAGCGGCCACGGCATCCGGGGAAGCCAAGCGAGAAGGAAAGGACGTCACCGGGTTCACACGTAACCGCATCACCGCCAAGCTGGAGGACGTGTTGCCGAAAGTGGCGGCCGCCCTGCTGATGGTACAGGACTGGATAAGCGGGGAACCCATCAAGAAATATACCCCGTCCGTATCCTTCGGCGAATATGCGGCGCCAGACTTTGGGACGCGGGTTAAAGCCATCCGGGAAGCGGACGCCGCCGGTGCGATGAGCACCGAGGCCAAGGTTGACGAAATTTGGGGCAGCTCGAAAACCAGGGAGTGGAAAGCGGAGGAAGTGGCCCGGATAAAGCGGGAAAAAGGGATCCTAGAGGTAGATGAACCGTCCGTGGGGGATGAACTGCCGTGACCGCCCGAGAAATTGCGGACATTTTTGAAAAGATACAGCTGCGCCTTATCGCGTCGTTGAAGCGCAACCTAAAGCGGCACAAGGCAGAAGAAAAGGAATACGGCTTTAACTGGCCCGCCTGGCAGGCTATCAAGCTGCAAAACCTGGACAAGTTCCGCGCCGAGTGCGCCGCCATCATGGAGGAATATAAGCCCCTGATTGACGCCGAGGCCGGGAAAATCATCGAAGAAGAATTCGAGGCCGGTATGGATCAGGTGGACGAAGAAACCGGGCGCGCGGACGAGCCGGGGGACGACCATTTTTTTGGCATGAACCGGCAGCGGATAGACAGCTTGATTGAAGATGTCAACCACAATCTGCACGAAGCGGAATCGTCGGCCCTGCGGATGATGGATGACGTATACCGGCAGACGGTTTATAGGGCGGAAATGGAGGCGGCGTCCGGTGCGGCAACGATGGAGCAGGCGGTAGATATGGCAGTCAAGGACTTTTTGGCCGCCGGCATCAACTGCATCCAGTACCGCAACGGCCGCTTGGTCAACATTGCCACCTACGCCGAGATGGCCATCCGCACCGCCAGCTTGCGATCGTACCTGCGCGGAGAGGCTACCCGCCGGGAGGCGCTGGGAATCGATACTGTACTGGTCAGCCAGTACGGGGCGTGTTCCGATACCTGCCTCCCATGGCAAGGACGGGTGTACATAGATGACGTGTGGGGAGCGTTCGCCGGCGAGCGGGCAGACAACCGCGGGAAAAGCAGCAGCGGGAAATGGCACCCGCTTTTGTCGGTTGCCGTGGAGGCCGGTCTGTTCCATCCGAACTGCCGCCACACGCTGACCACGTGGTTTGATGGCGTCAGCACCATGCCGGAACCTATGGACGCCGATAAAGTGCGGGAGACTGCCAAGCTGGAGCGCCGGCAGCGCCGCATGGAGGCCAATATACGCCGGCTCAAGCGGCTGGCGGAGGGTACGCTGGACAGCGATACCGCCGCGGAATACCGCCGGAACGTCCGGCAAGCCCAAGCACAACTGCGCCGGTTTATCGACCAGCACAGCGACCAGCTGCGGCGGGATTACTGGCGGGAGAAAACCCACAAAATACCCGACGACGCCAATAAGTATGCCTGATTGCCTGACTATCAGGAATTTATATAAGCCCAAAAAGAAGGAGGAACGAACATGCAGGAAGAGGAAAAGAAAAATCCCGAGCAGCCTGCGCCGGAAAAAGAGCCGGAGACGGAACCCACCAAGGAACCGGAAACGGAGCCTGCCAAAGAACCGGAGGAACCGCCCGCGGGTGAACCGACTGTCGAGACCGAAGGCGAAGGAGAGCAACCCCAGGCGGATCCTGAAAAGGAAAAGCTGATGCGGGAGTTGACCATCGCCCGCGCCCAGCTGGCAGCCATCCAAGCAAACATCGATCCCCAGATGGCGCCGGACGCGGTGATCTTGGCTGTGTACAGCCTGGAACAGGAAGGGAAAACAGCGGACGAAAAATCCATTGCCTCTGCCTTGGAAAAGGTCATGGAACGGCACCCGGAATGGAAGGCTGGGAAAACACCGGCAGCCCCCGATAAAGGCGGGGCCGATGAACCCGGCAAAGATTCAGGCGACAAAAAGACGCCGCCGCCTGGTAAGGTCATTTTTTAAGTTAGAAAGGATGAAGTAAATCATGGCAAGAACCCAAGCTATCAGCATGCTGTCTGGTGCCAGCACCCCCGCCAGCCTGGCGGAAATCTATGGGCTGGTCATCGAAAACGTGCAGAAATCCACCCTGTCCACCGCGCTGAAATCCAACCAGTACACCGGTAACCCTGCCGCGGGTTCCGTGGAATTCACGCGGTTTTCCAATGCGACGCCAAAGGACTACGGCACCGCCCGCGCCGCCGGCAAGGGCGATAAAGTGACGGCGAAGCCGATCACCGTCAACTTGTCTGTCCATCGGGAAATCATCGAAGAAGTGGCCAAGTTTGACCTGGAAACCTTCGGGGTGCCGGACATCATGCGCCGCCGGGCTGATAACCACGTGCTGCGCATGTCGGCCGACCTGGATTCGGCGTTCTTCGCCGCAGGTGCGACGGACGGAACGGCATTTACCCCCGCTTCCGGCGTCACTGATATCCAGGCGGTGGTGGAATCGTGGGTGCAGACGCTGGAGACGCTGAAAAACGAATATGTGGACGGGGTGGATCGCAACCTGATGGCCCTGGTGCTTTCTCCTGAAAAGTACGGCCTGCTGCGCATGTTCCTGGATACGCAGCCCAACCCCAACGTCAACACCGCCGCGGAGGAATTTGGCCTGTATCACGGCGTCAAGGTGTACAGCTGCACCCGCCTGCCCAGCAAGACCAATGGCCTGTTGATGGTCAACGGGGTTATCGGCCAGCCGGTTGTGACCAACCCTTATGCCGATCCCGAAAAAATTCCGCTGTCCAATGATTTTGCCGTGGAGATGTTTTACGACTACGGCACCGAAACCCTTGCCCCCGATCTTGTTTTGAAATGGGTGACGGAATGATGAAGTACCGCAATAGGGAAACCGGCGTCATCCTGGAACCGGCGTCGGACGTAGCGGAAGCCACATTTGCAGCGGATGCGCGATACGAAGCCATGGCGGCGGAAGCCAGCGAAAAGCCAGCGGCCCGCCGCCGAAAAGGCGGAGAAGCCAAGGAGGAATAGCCGTGTATGTGACCGCGCAGGAGTACGAAGCACTTAGCCTGGCCCACGCCGTGCCGGAGGAAGAGCTGGAATCCGCCCTGAAAGCGGCCGAGAGGGACATAGACAGCTTGACATTTTGCCGCATACATAGGTGCGAACTGGACGGCCTGACGGATTTCCAACGCCAAAGCGTAAAGCAAGCCGTGGTGGATCAGGCGGATTTTCGGGCGCAATACGGAGAACTGCTGGATAATCCTCTGGCCTCCTATTCCGTCAACGGCGTGTCCATGTCGTGGGACAAAAGCAAAATCCTCCGTATTTCTGACGTGGACACATCCCCGGCGGTCTATTCCCTCCTGCGGCAAACCGGCCTTACCTATAGGGGGGTGCCGTGATGCAGTGGCCCAAACTGGTGCCTAAAGGTATATGCACAACGCCCATCGAAATCCACTTCGAAGGCCCGCCGGACGAATCTGGCGGGCCTACCCAGCTGGGCGTCTTTATCGGCATGTGCAACTACTCCGAAAAATCCAAGTGGGTAATGGACGCGGAGCGCGGCTGGATACAGCTGCAAGCGGCCGCCCTGCTGGATGGCGACATACTGCCGGGGGCCGACATTGCTGGGGAGGTTGTCATTGACAAAGGGATCCGGCGCCGGATACAAGGCAGCAGCCGCGGGCGGAACCCGGATGGCACCGTGAATTTTACAAAGCTGGAGTTGATGTGATGGGCGTAAAGCTGACGTTAGACCCTCGGGCGATCGGCCGATTGTGGGAGTCTGCAAAAAAAGCGGCCGTCATGACGGTGGAGGCGATGCACGAGGACTTGGTGTCGTCGCAGACCATGCCGTACAACGTCGGCACCATGCAAAACGACAACACGTTCACGGGTGCGCAGGACGACGGCGACGCATTTACCGCGTCCATCATAACCGATTCCCCGCAGGCCCGCCGCCTGTATTTCCATCCAGAATATAACTTCCAAAAAACCAACAACCCGAACGCTGGCGGCGAGTGGCTGGAGCCGTATATCGACGGTGAAAAGCAGGGTTTCGTAGAAGAAAAGTTCGCTGCGTTCATGAAAGGGGAAATCGACAAGTGACGCTGACCAATGTCATGAACTGGCTGAAAAGCCAGACGGATGTAGGAGACGGGATCGCCGTGGGTCTTGTTACCGAGAGCGACGATCGCCGGATCGGTGTCTACGACGGGAAATCATCCGGCGGCAATCAGCGAATCTGTATCGGCGGGAAGAAAAACACCAAGTACCAGGAAAAAAGCGTCGTCGTACTGGTGCATTGGACGAAGAACTTCACCGAGGCGGAAGAGAAAGCCCACGAGGTTTACCGCCTGTTTTACGGCCTATCTGGCGTGTCCATGGACGGGGTAAAGGTTATATCGGCCAACCCCGGAAATCAACCAGAATGGGCCGGGAGAAGTACGAGAGGCATATGTGAGTATGCCGTCCGTGTGAAACTTACGTATGAAAGGAATGACCAAAATGGCAAATAGCGGAGTATACCCGGTATACGACAATGTTTTTAAAATCGGCACTAAAGGGCGTGCTTCCACGGCACCGGGAGACATGGTGCAGATTGCCGAGATGGTGAATTTTAGCATAACCGTTGACGGAGGTGTGGAGGAATGGAATCCCCTGGAAGGGCGCGGATGGGTCAACCGTATGGTAACCTCCAAATCCGTGACCATTTCTGTCAGCGGAAAACTGTGTCAATCTGACCCTGGCAACGCCTATGTCGCTGGCTTGGCGTGGAAATCCGGAACCGACTGCGACAGTAAGTTCGAATGGGATTTTCCAAACGGCGACAAGCTGGCGTTTGATTGCGCCGTGAACGTGACGGCCATCGGCGGCGGTGACGGCACCGGGATTGCGACACTTGAATTTGACATCATGTCGCACGGAACCCCGACGTACACCCCTGCATCCGAGGGATAAAAGCAAAGCCGCCGGCGGAACAACACGCCGGCGGCTAAATATGAAAGGACTGGTATACATGGCAAAAATGTACACCCTTGACGGGGCGCTTTTGACCGGCGCGCCCGAGGTGCGGATTGGCGATAAGGTGTTCCATGTGGATAACCGGGTCAGCACGGTCAAAAAGCTGGACAAGGTTGGACGTGAAGATACCGACGCCATCATCAAGCTGGCGTACGGCGACAAGGAAGGGAAAGAAATCATCGATATGGATATGCCTTTCCCGGCCTACCTGGAACTGGTCAAGCTGACCATCGCCGCCATGACCGGCGAGGACGCGGAGGAAATCGACAGCCGATTTCAAAAAGCAACGGCCGCCGAGTGAATCGTGGTATGACCTGGAATATGACCGGACGTTGATAGAGCAGAGCATCGCCAAGCAGTACGGGATTATCCCGTCGGAGCAGGAAGACCTATCGTGGCCAGACTGGTGCAAGCTGGTGGGCGGTCTGATGGAGGATACCCCGCTGGGGCGGGTGGTATCCATCAGGGCAGAAACTGACCGGGATACCATCCGGCGGTTTACGCCAGACCAACGCCAGATCCGCGCCGAGTGGGACGCGTTCCGGATTGAGAAAATGGCAGGAAGTAAGAGCGGGCAGCTGGGCATCCAGATGATGCTGGCAGCCATGTGCGGAGAGAGGGTGAGCGGGATATGACCATCGGAGAAATACAACTTGACCTTGTAATCAACAACACTATAGGCAAACAGGTGCAGGACGCGGCGGACAAGGCTAAAAAGCCAGCGGAAGCCGCTTTCTCCGCCGTCGGCGAGGTCATATCGTCCGCCGTATCCAAACCCATGGAGGCCGCACAAGCGTCCATCAAAAAGTCCCTGGACGGCATCGACAAACGCGTCGATGAAACCAAGAAAAAGTTCAAGGGCATCGACAACATGTCGGACGCAGAGCTGCACGACCTGAACCCGGAGTTCCGGAAGTCGCCCAAGGACATCGGCGAAACCACCATGGCTTGGAAAAAGTCGCCGGCACTGCAAACCGCGCCAGAAAAGCCAGCGCCAAAAATCGGGGAAACCTTTTCCGTGGCATCCGACGCCGTAGGACTGTTGAATCAAAAGCTGGATATTACATACGCGCAGTTGGGCGAGCAGGAAGCCAAATTGAAACAGCTGGCCCAGCAGTACGCAGAGGTGGCGGCGGAAAAAGGAGACGGGAGCGGGGCTGCAAAAGCTATCGAATCCCAAATCACCGCCGTGCAAGCGAAACTTGTTTCTTTGCAGCAGACCGCCATGGGAACGCAGGCAAAGCTGGATAAAGCCCTGGACAGCAGCGCGGCGGCAGACAAAACCGCTGTTGCTATTAAGGCCGCCCAGGAAAAGGCAGCGGCATCGGTCAAAGCCGCGCAGGAAAAGGCAGCGGCAGCCGTGGAGGCGGCAAATGCAAAAATCAAGGCATCATCCAACAAAACGGCCCAGAAGGTAAAAGGCGTATTTAAGTCGATCGCTTCCGGCATCGGCGGCGCATTTAAAAAAGCCGGATCCGCCGTCGGGAAACAACTGGGCGGCATCCAAAAGAAGGCACACGGCCTGTCGAAAAGCGTGAAATCCGCCTTTAAATCTGCGTTTTTGATGGCCGGGCTATATGCGGCATTTCGCGGCATCAAATCCTTGATCGGCGGCGCCGTAGGGCAGAACGAGGAGTTTGCAAAGTCACTAAACCTGATAAAGGCCAACCTGCTGACGGCATTTACACCGATTGTCCAAGCTGTCCAGCCGGCACTGAATGCCTTAGCCGGAGGGTTTGCGGCCATATCCAAGCAGATTGCCACCGCTACCGCCGGAATGTTCGGCCAAACCTACGCCCAGGCCACGGCGGCCACCAAGAAAATGCAGACCGTGACCAAGGAGGCCAAGAAAGCATCCGGAACCTTGGCGGGCATCGACGAATTGAACACGCTGGACAGCGGAGCGTCCGACCAAGACAATGGCACCGACCTGGGAGCGCTGGATACTGCGAAGTATGACGATGCAGCCGGGTTTGGGGCCAAAGTGACAGATATGCTGTCCAAACTGGCCGCCGGTATAGGCCCGGCAATCGCCGGAATCCTGGGGAAAATATCGGGAGCCGCCCCGCAGTTTGCCGCCGCAGCTGCCACAGTAGTAAAATCCCTGCTGTCCGGATTTAACGGCAATTTTTCAAAAATCACAGAATCCGGAATCAGCATTCTGAATTCCCTTTTGTCTGGCCTGGAAAGCGTTCTTCCGGAGCTGGGGCCATTTGTGACCAACGTCATCGATTTGATGCTGCAAGCGTTTCTTACATATGCCCCGTCGCTGTTTTCTATGGGTGTGACGCTGCTGGGTGATGTGATTCGCGGGTTGGCCGACCGTATGCCGGAGCTGATCCCCATGGCAAAAGAAGCCATCCGCACCATCATGGACGCCCTGACAAAAAACCTGCCCATTATCCTACAGTCAGGCATAGACATTCTGCTGGCCTTGGCCGAAGGTATATCGGACATGCTGCCGGAACTTATCCCGGCGGCTATCGACTGCATTTTGACGCTGGTGCAAGGGCTGTTGGACAACCTCCCCGACATAATCCAGGCGGCCATCGACCTGATCATGGCGTTGGCTTTTGGACTAATCGACGCCTTGCCCATCCTGTTGGAAAAGGCGCCGGATATTATCCAGGCACTGGTTGATGGGCTGATCGACGCGATCCCCATGCTGGTAGATGCAGCCGTGAAGCTGCTGATGAAACTGGTGGATTTCGTAATCAACAACCTGGATATGATTTTTACCCTTGGCCCAAAGATCATGATTAAACTGGCAGACAGCTTGGTCAAGGCAATCCCGAAGCTGTTTGACGCCGCAAAGAAAATGCCGACGGCCATTGTCAATAAAATCAAAGAAACGGACTGGCTGGAAGTCGGGAAAAACATCATCAAAGGCATCGGGGACGGGCTGCTGAATGGCGTGAAAAATATTGCAGGCACCATCAAAGATGCCGCTACCGGGCTGATTGATGGATTTAAGGGCTTTTTGGGCATCCACTCCCCGTCCAAGGTGTTTGCGGACATCATCGGCAAAAACATGGCGCTTGGTATCGGCGAAGGATTTACCGATGAAATGGGCGCGGTGGAATCCATGATGGGCAAAGCTGTCCCAGACTTGACAGCAGCCGTACAGGCACCGTCGCTTGGAATCACAAGCGGCGCCAGAGCGGGGTACGCAACGGCGCCCGCAGCTGTGCAGCAACCGCAGACCGGCGGGGCGAACGATACCAGAGCTGCGCAGGTGCTGGAGCTTCTGATGCGAATCCTGGAGGCAATCGAAGGCATAGACCCGCAGCTGATTTTGGACGGTACGACATTCGGCCGCCTGATTAATCCGTACATCAAAAAGGACGATCGCCGCAAAGGAAATCCTGTCGTTAGGGTGGTGTAAATGGTCAACAAGAACATGATGGCTGTAAACGGCGTGTGGGTGCCAGACCCGGACGGGCTGGAGGTTACATATTCTGTGCTGGATAAGTACGCAAAGCGCAATATATCCGCCCAGCTAAGCAGGAAGATCGCAGGGAAAAAGCTGAAATATGTCTTGAATTGGGCCTACATGCCCGAGCGGGCGGAGTTTATCGCCCTGTGGAACCTGTTGGCCGCCCTGCCGGAATACGCCATGTTTACCCTGCCGCACCCAGATGGCACTATGCACACGTTCCAGGGGTATCTTGGCGGCGACACTACCGTGACCATGATGTCCTACTGGGACATGGGGCAGGGATGCGAAAGCCGGTGGAAAAGTCTAAAAGCAACCGTGATTGAAAGGTGATAGGCATGGCCGGTGTGCGTATATCGTTCTCGGTGGTGGATGCCACCGCCAAAACAGAAGCGGCCTATAATTCTGCATCGGCCCAGCCGTGGGTGGATTATAACACACTGAAGGACGGCTTGGGATTGCCAGGAAACGACGATCCCAGCTTCCCGCTGCGGCGCTGGGCCACCGGGGAGCCAAACCTGTTTAAGCTGTCGGATTATCGCCTATTTCCCTCCGACGGCGCCCCGGGATACTGGTCAGGTGTTATGTCCGGGGCGGACGGGACTTTCTCGGCCGCCCCGGTGCTTACGGCCACGATGGAGAATGCCCATAGCAGTATCGGGGTGACGGTCTGCTTTGACCAGACTACCCACCTGTCTGGTTTTAAAGTGGACTGGATAGGCGCGGGAAGTGCGGTTATATCGACTGTAACGGTGTCCGATAACGACCAGCAAGCCGCGTTTGTGGACAATCACGTGGACGGCTATTACGGCCTGCGGATCACCGCTATCAAAACAGATGCGCCATACCGCTACGTGAAAATCCAGGAAATCGACTACGGGCAAAACCTTGTGTACGACGATAATTCCCTGGTGGACGCCAAAATCGTGGACGAAGTGGACTTGTCCGGCGCATCCGTCCCGGCCGGGGAGTTGAATTTTGAAGTATTGGATCCGGATGATCGGCTGAACCCGCTGAACCCGGAAGGGATTTACGCGTACATGGCCGAAGGAATCCCCGTCCACGTGGATTGCACAACGGAATCCGAAACCTTCCCGGCTGGCATATATTATATGACCGCCTGGGAGGGGTCTGGGCTGGGCACCGCCAAAATGCAGGCGGTAAACATCGTGGGAACACAGACGGAAAAGACGTATGAATCCAAGTTTTACAGCGCGGTGTCCCCGTGGGATGCCTTGAAGGATATTGCCGCCGTTTTAGGCGTCAGCTCCAGCGCAACAGGGCTGCCGGCATCGACGCTGACGGGGTACATCCCTGGCGTACCAGTGCAGGACGCCATCGCCCACATAAGCGTAGCGTCCGGTGGGTTTGCCAGGGTGACGCGCTGGGGCGACCTGGAGATTGTGCAGGCATCGGGAGACCCCCTGGTGATTGCCGAGGAGGACGTGCTGGGAGATCCGGTCGTAACCCAGTTGAAACAGCCGGACAACTTTGAGGTAGAGGTAAACGCGTATACCATCAGCAGCACCGGCTATATGACAGGCATAAATTTTGATGCCTTGCTTGGCTACCCGGTGGACGCGGAGTTTACGCAATCCTTGGCGTTTGTGGATTCCGCCGGGCAGCCGGTGATGATTGCCGACGCGGCGCCGGTATCTACCCAAAACGTGATTGATTATAGGGTGTGTGCGGATCGCGTGGATGTGACCCGCACGTATAAGGCGGGGTCTGTAAGTTACCGGGACAAGCAAGTGACAGTAGGGGTGCCGCAGGTGGTCACGGTGCGGGGTGCTGGGGCGCAAACCGTCAGCATCAAGTCCATCCCATTTATTACGCAGTCCAACTATCAGGCGGTATTGTCGGCCATGCAAGCCTATTACGGTCTGCGCCGCAAAATCACATTGACAACCCCGTTGGTTTATGACCTGATGTGCGGCGCCCGCGTGTCCGTACCGACCGCATACGGACGGGTGGTTGGGATTGTCACCAGGATGGACATAGACCTATCCGGGGGTCTTTTGGCGGACGTGGAGGTGCTGGCCTGATGGACATTAAAACCGACTGGACGCCGGACGATTATTACAATATCCATGATGATCTAACAAGAACAGAAGGAAATATCCACGAAATCGCCGCTGTCCTTTCCACTGCCGGCCACCCGGCGACCTTGGACGAAAAACTGAATTGGACTATGCAGGACTTTCCGACGGCCGAGGAAATGAACCGGATCGTCGGAAATATAAACGCATTGCGAACGGCCGCGAACGCCCCGGAGCTACCGGAGCCGCAGCCGTTTTACAGCGAGGAATACGTGACCGCCGATAGAATCAACGACCTGGAATCGTGCATACAGCGGGCATATTGGACATCGGTGCACACGCCGCCTATCCAAGAAAGCGGCGGGAAGCTGCTGGCCGATTCCGCGGCGGCCGTGATCCTTTGCGTGGATACCGGTTTCAAGGCGGCGTATCCAAGTGCCTACACGGGCCAGCAAATAGACGCATTTGTCGCGCAGATTAAGGAGTGGAACAATGGACAGTTATAACCTGACGCATACCGGCGCGGAACTGGACAGCGCCGTAGGGCGGGCGCTGGAAGGATTTGCGGCGGCAGATGCCGCCACGGAAGCCGCCAAGGCCGCCGCAAAATTGGCAGAGGACACAGCCGCCGAGGTGCAAGAAAAATTGGACAACGGCGAGTTTATAGGGCCGATCGGCAAAAGCGGGGTGTACGTCGGAAGCGGCGACATGCCGGAGGGGTACACCGTCCAGGTGGATCCCACCGGGGATATGCTGTGCTATACCGCCGGGGAGAGCGACGACCGATACGCCAATGTGCTGACCGGCACGGCTTCGGGGCCGGTGGCCGCGCTGGAGGACGTGTCCCCGACGGGGGCGCTGCGCCGGGCGGCGGTGCTGGGCGCGACCACCGAAACGGGCGAAGGGGACAAAGGCCCCGATAACCCGTATACGATTGCCGGGGCGGCGCCCACCGCACTGACGGTGTGCGGGCGGAACCTGGCAGCTAACCCGCGGTTTGATGCGGCCGATCAGTTTTCGCCATGCGTATATGCAGACTGCGAATTGCAGCCTAACACTAAGTACACCATCAGTTTGTATGTACCGGCAGGTGAAGCCTATTACACGAACGAAAATTTGTTCGTGAAGGTTGTTTATCTGCCTGTATCAAACGGCGGCATATATAGCGCGGTAGTCACCACAAAGCCTACAATATCGAATACCGATCCAAGGCAATACGCCGCAGGCAAAGGCTGGATTTTGCTTAAAGTACAATCTGGCACGACCGCTTCCGGCAACGCGCGGGATTTGCAAATCGAATTTGGCGACACCGCCACCCCTTATGAGCCGTATACCGGCCAAACTATCACGTTGCCCGCGCTAGCCCCCCTGTACGGCGACGGCACGGTCAACGACGAATACGACGCGGTCACCGGCGTGGAGACCCGGCGATGGGGACGGGTGGAGCTGGACGGCACAGAGGCGTGGATAACGAGGACAAGCGGCGCGGGAGTATATGGGTATGCGCTGCCGGATGTTTTCGATGCGCCGGCAGCGGCTGGTGTTTGCACCCACTTCTCTTTCGTTAAAAACGGGGCATCCGGTACGCAAACGGCGGTTTGTGTTGCGTCTGCCAGCACGAGAAAAGACCTATCTGTCTTTACCACAATAGCAACGCTGGACGATTTCAAGGCCTGGTTGTCTGCCCGAGCCACTGCCGGCACGCCGGTGACGGTGGTGTACCAGCTGGACGCCCCCGCCGTGACCCAGCGTGACCCCGCCCGCATCCAGCCCCCCGCCCCGGTGTGCCGCGTCTTCGCCGACGCGGGCAGCGTGGACGTGAGCTATAACCGGGATGTCAATATGGCGTTTGAGCAACAGCGGGCGGAATACCTTGCGCAGATAAAAGCCCTTGATGCGCGGATTGCGAAACTGGAAACTGGGCAACCTGCTGAACCTATGACATAAAAGGAGGGAACAACCATGGGCATACCAATCCTAAGCGTCCGGGATGACCAGGGCAATATAATCCCCATCCCGGCCATACAGGGGCGCGACGGGGTAGATGGTAAGGATGGCAAGGACGGCGCGGCCGGGCCGAACCTGATTAACCAGACCACGCTTACGCCGCTGGCAGGCATACTGATGGGAGCGGGCGGCAGTGTAAAAACTGCGGTATCTGGGACTGATTACGCCACACCGGCGGAGGTAGCCGCCAAGCTGGATGCAGACAACTACACCCGCACCATCAACACGGCCACCACAACCGGTGCGGCGGCGAATTTTGTTTTGACCCTGGATCCGGCCCCCGATGCGCTGGTGCAAGGCATGATGCTGCTGGTCAATTTCCACGTGGGCAGCGACGCCACCATGACCCCGCCGGTGCTAAGCGTCAACGGCTTAGGCGGCAAGTATTTGATGCCGGTGGGGGTAAACAGCGCCCGCCCGTTTGCTGCTGGGGTGCACATTGTGTTTTACGACGGGACAAACTGGAGGATGTTAGATAACGCCTTTTTGCCCATTATCGGCGGCACTGTATACGGCAGCATTATACCTAAATCTGCGCTGGAGTATAGCCTGGGGTCGTCCGAAATACCGTGGCAATATATGTATGCAAGCTATGGACGTTTTGGCAATTCGGTAACAGTTGCCGGAAATTCTGTGTGGCACCAGGGGAATACTGGTGTGCAGCGTGTGCAGCTGCAACCCAGCATATCACATGGTGCTAACCGAAGTTTTTACATCAAGGATCCTGTGACCAACATTGTACACGTAAATATCGCCGCTTCCGGGATGCCTATCACGTCAGAAAAGGTTATTGCTACATTGCCGGCCGGGTTTAGACCGGGGCAGCTTGTGTACTGCGGCACCGCA